GTGGAAGATCTAGTCTGGGTTGAAACGCTGAAGGATGAATTGCGAGATGAGTCAAAAGCGCTTAAGCCCAGAACGTTTCGGTGTTGCACGATTTCCATGCAAATTCTAACTAAACAGTGTTTTGGTCGTTTTGTAGAACATATTATTAAAACTAGGAATAGACACGGAATATGCGTTGGTATTAATCCACTGGTAGAATTCCCCATATTACATGCACAACTACAGCAGTGTGCGAAATTGTGGGCTCTTGATTTTGGGGAGTGGGACGGGTCAATGCCCACACAAATACAACATGACATTGCAGACATATTAAGTGAGTTTGCATCAGAAGGAGACCATAGAACACTAGTAGAGTTTCTTAGCCATAATATGGCTCATTCAGTGGTATTAATTATGGATGATTTGTTTCAAACAACACATTCTATGCCATCAGGAAGTTTTCTAACTGCGATCGTGAATAGTTTAGTTAATAAATATTTAACCGCTGCATGGTATGCAAAGTGTTGTGAGGATAAAGGTATTCAACCATCTATCCTCCAATTTGAAAGTGTTATTGTTGACTATGTATATGGAGACGATAAGTTATGTGGATCTAGATCACCCATATATGATGCATCGTCTATGGCAGCGTATTTTAGAAGTTTAGGTTTTATTGTCACTGATGACAAGAAAAATAGTGATATTCAATCCTCGTATAGTTTGTCGGAAGTTACGTTTTTAAAGAGAAACTTAGTGTATTCAGGGAGGTTACATCGCATAGTGTGCCCGCTTGCGCGAGCTACTCTATATTCTAGTTTATCCTGGTACGACGAAACAAAAGATCACGACGTTGTGCTACAGGACAAGATAAATGCATTTCAAAGGGAAGCGTACTTACATGATGATTACGAGGCATTAATGAGTCAGCTTCTCTTGGGATTAAAAGAAAGAAATATAAGGTATGAACCCCTTACTGAAAAGCAATTGGATCTCTATCTTTTATCTGGAGATCCGCAATTTTTGAAAGGAGTGTATGACACTCCTCAACTTTATAAATAGAATTTTTGTGTTGGTCTATCTCTATGATACCTTTAATTGCAATGCCAAGTTAGCAAGGGAACAATAGAGATAAACGAGAAAATAAATCTTGGCTGCACCTTCAATGATTCTGGAAGGTGTTAAAGAGTTTCGAATCACTATTAATGAAGAAAATTATTTAGCGAATTTATTTTTCGCGCAATCCGCACCTGCCGCTCAGTCCGAGATTGTAGATGTGGATAGCGCTTTTCAATCAAATATGGTCGTTCGCAATACTTTTAATAAGGCGAATGCCATGTATTACAAGACTCCAGACTTTAAGAGTGTGGATCCTGAAATGAAGATGGATTTTTCGCGTATTATTGGTAAACCATTCCATGTAGCACATGGATCTTGGTCTTCTACTGCCCAACCCAACACTACTATAGCTACTTTTGGGTTCCCGTCATGTGTAATAAATTCTAATACACTGGCTGCAGCTCCGTGGGATTTGTCCAGTTTGTATCACTGTAAGGCTTGTTTCATTGTGCAAATAACAGGAACCCCTATGCACTTTGGAGCACTTATCGCGAGCGTACATCCGTTCGCGACAGGATTTACAGTGGCAACTAACACGCAGTCTTTAACAAGATTTCAAGCAGTACCGCACGATTATCTTTATGCGAATTCTGCCTCTGCAGTGTGTCTGGAAATCCCATGGTATCAACCAGTTAAGCTAGCAGCTTGTCCCAGTGCGAAGCCTAATATGGATATAGCATCATACTTGCCTACCTCAGCGGCTGGGTCTCTTACGAATTACGATTATGCTATGCTAACTGTCGCTGTTGCCGCAACTATGGGAGTACCAACCTCAGGATCTACAACGTTGTCAATATCAGTCTCTGTGGTGTTCGAAG